CTCTACAAAAGGATACCCATTGCTACTACTACCCATGCTGATAGTTCATGAACTTGGACATGTACTGCATGAGATTATAGGATTCGATCATGATGCCGAGCCCGTCACCAAGTATGCAGAGCTTGACAGGTATGAGGCATTCGCCGAAGCATTCACAGCCTGGTTGAATCCCGGTTATGGTCAATACTACAAACAACTCAGAAGAGTGGACAATAAAACCACCAGTCTATTCAGAGAGCTAGAGACATTATGGAGATGATTGGATTATGACTCTTAAAGAGAAAGTAATTCAGGCTAGGCAGGATGAGCCAAACAAGCGGGCAATTGAAATAGCTCGTGACTTCAATTGTAGTCGGGAGCGGGTCCGTCAGCTGTTGATGGGAGCCAATCTAGCCACTACAGTGCCACATTACATAGCTACCAGAGGCCATAATAGAGGACCAAGAGTTCAAGGTGTTCCGATTAAGGTGGTTCCTTCTCGTCCCTCAATAGCACCGATTGTGGGTCAGCTTACATCCACTAAAGTCTGTCCTCGATGCGGCAGTACGCATTTGTATTTAACTGAAGACATAAACACTTGGGATGTTAGTTGTCTCATCTGTGGGCAGTTGGTCACCTTCCAGTTTAAGGGGGTAGTCAAATCAGATATGGAGATGAGAGCATGTTAAATAGTCTACGTGCTAGGGCGGCTTTAGCCTTACTACCGAAGAAAGCTAGCGGGGGTCTTAGTCCATTTCAGGTGATATCCTCACAGTACCCCAACGTACCTATATACACAGATATGAGTATCAGGAAGGCAACACGTGAGGGTTATAGGATAAGCGTTTTTGTCTATCGGGCTGTGAGGACAATCATTCAGGCGGGCAGCGGTATTCCCTGGATAGTGCAGGACGCTAAAGGTGAACCGATTGAAGGTCATGACTTTACTAAGGTATGGGCGAAGCCCAATTCCAAGTTCTCTGGACAGGACAATATGGAGTTTATTCTTGCTCATCAACTGCTGGGTGGTAACGCTCTTATTCAACCAATCATTGCAGGCGGAAAGCCTAGTGAGTTCTGGATTGTTATGCCTGACTTGGTGCAGCCTATTCCATCGGACGTTCCGGGTGAGTGGCTGAAGGGTTGGAGGGTAACCGACCATCACGGTCAGCGAGACGTGCCTCCTGAGCAGTTTATACACTTTATGCAGATTGATCCGGGCAATCCTTACTGGGGCATTGGGCCCCTCATGGCGGCTGCCCGCACTGTAGACACAGACAATGAGGCTCAGGATACACAGAAGATATCAATGCAAAACAGGGCGACTCCAGACGGCGTGTTCACTCATGAGAGCGTATTGACGCAAGAACAATTTGAGGAAGCTCGTAGGCAAATACGAGAGAACTTTCTGGCTAAGACTAAGAAACGAGAACCGTGGGTACTAGGCGCTGGTGCTAAGTGGAATCAGATGAGCATGACTCCAGTAGAGATGGACTTCATAGCATCCAGGCTCGCTAATCTCAGAGCTATAGCCACAGCCTTCGGCCTTGACCCGTGGTGGCTCGGTGACAGGAGTGCTTGCCTAACAGCTAATACAGATGTATGGACGCCCAGTGGTTTAATCAAGCTGTCTGCAATAGAGGTAGGCACTAAGGTGTGGTCAATGGTAGACGGAGATATTGTAAAACTCCCCGTCACTAATTGGAGCCTCGATAAGGTAAAAGATGTTTACGAAATCAAAACCAAGAATAGAACCATTAGGGCATCTGGCAATCATCCTGTACTTGTGCGTATAGGCGGAAGCCAAACAGAGGGGAGTAATAGAGAAAGGCGAATATCTTACGATTATAAACGGGTTGATGAGCTAACGCTTAATGACTACCTTGTTCAAGTCAAGGAATTGCCTGATGGAAAAAGAAACAGTTCTCCTGATGGAGAGGTGGTTACTAGCGGGATGATGCAATGGTTGGGAGCCATGTATGGGGATGGGAATATAAATGATAACTCAGTACGAATGTCAATGCCTAAAGAAGATAGATGTCGCGCTTTTTACGAGGATTTAGCTAGGCGCCTATTTGTCACTCATGCTACGATGGGGCGAGCAGCAAAACAGGATGAGAAACTATCTAAAATGCTTGCCTTATATGGAAAAGGCGTGACTTACAGTCAGATAGCCGAGGCTTTGGGAGTACATAGAAGCGGTGTAAGGAGACGAATCATCAAGGCTTTGAATCCAATTCCCGATACATTTAGGCCAGTACATATTAGTGATGCTGTTCGTTCATTTACCTTTGCTAGTGTTATCGCTACGGAAAAACTACTTGTACTTGGCTTCAATGGTACGGCAAAAACCAAGCGGCTACCCGGTTGGATATTCGGGCTTACGAAAGAGTTACGGCTTGCCTTCCTTGCTGGCATTGTAGATAGCGATGGTTATATTGATAAGTTTGGTTCGCTATGTATAACCTTCGCCAACGAGAGGTTAACTCATGATATTCGTGTATTACTGGTATCCTGCGGTATCCAATGTTCTAATGTAGGCAAGTCGGTACTTGAAGCCAGTGTTCTCCCTAATAAAGGGTTGCAAGATCATTATTACAACTGGCACTTTGTTGCCTCATCAGCCGTTCAAGTTTCACAAATTCCTTTTGCTGATCCGACGTATAGAGAAAGAATTGTTGCTAACCCCAACCGTGAAAGAATAGACGGCCAAGCCTGGCAAATTCGTGACTTATTTGATAGTAAACAGCTAGGTTTTTATAACATCAAGGCAATAGCAAAATTACCCGCGGAGCAACTTTACAACATGGAGGTCGCTAACGGTGGGCATAACTTTGTAGCTGATGGTGTCGTGGTCTCAAATTCGACGTATAACAACGTTATGGAGGCCCGCAAGGCCTTATATGAAGAGGTCGTTCTTCCAATGCTGGATGATATCAAGGCTACGCTCAATCTCCTGATAGCTCCGATGTACGGGAACATTACCATTTCGTATGATACTTCCAAGATAGCAGCGCTGAGAGCAGACTATGGCAAGAAGGTAGAGCAGGCGAAGACGCTATGGGCAATGGGCATACCCTTCGACCAGATAAACCAGAGGCTGGAGATGGGCTTTGAAGAGTTCTCAGGCTGGGACCGTGGCTATCTGCCGATGACCCTGCTACCAACTGGATCGTCTGCTAGAGAGCCAGAGCCTGATAAATCTGTGGAAATACTGTATCCTATGGAGTCCAAAGCCCTCAACCTTACGACCGAAGAGCAGAAGACGGTTCACTGGAAGAGAGTAGATCTCAGGCGTGTTGGATGGTGGGGGGTTGCATCCAGAAAGATGCTGCCTCTCTATAAAGATGAGGGCAAGGCGATTGAGAAGGCTATCAAGGGTAAGAAGCCTGGGGAGCTGGTTGAGGCTGCCGAGAAAGCTATAGAAGCCGGTAGACCTGAGTGGGAGAAGGTGCTGACCGCGGTGATGGCTGCAATAATTGAGGATTTCGGGAACGAAATCAGTGAGGACCTTGGGGCCGAGAAGTCAGACAAGCCTGGAGAAGCTAAGTGGGTATTTGACCCGATGAGCGCGGCAGCCCGGGCATGGATTGTCAAGAACGGAACGAAGAGCATAGTGACTATACTGGCCACCAATCTTGATGACGTGAAAAGAGTGATTCTCGCTGGCGTGGATGAGAACCTTGGCACTGCCCAGATAGGCAGGAACCTCAGGAAGTTTTACACTGACCGGAGCCCCTTCAAAGCAATGCGTGTGGCCAGGACGGAGGTTTCTCATGCTGCTGGATATGGGCAACAAGAGGCCGCCCGACAGTCAGGAGTAGTGAAGACCCATACTTGGCTTACGAGCAGAGACGATCGTGTTCGTGATTCCCATGCCGCGATGGAAGGCGAGACGGTGGCGTTTGGCAAAGCCTATTCTGACGGCTCCATGTATCCAGGCGAAATCGATATAATGTGTCGCTGTGTAGAGAGCTTTGGAACTAGATAGACTTGACATTCCCATAGCTGATTACAGCCCTCACTTTACGAGGGCTTTTTTATTACCCAAAATCACGGAGGTAAAAGTGGAGGGCAAACCAATCATTTGTATATTTTGTAAGAACCCCAACATCAAGTTGCCACTCTTAAAAACTCCCGATGGGAGATATTATCACCAGGATTGCGTTGAATTGCGTTCAGCATTAGATGTATCTACTGGTTTAATTTTAGCCAAGCCAATATCTATTCCAGCTAGGAAACAAAAAGTATTGAAAGGAGGAGGCAATCATGCAGGGTAGTTCAGTAGTTAAATATTGCAAGCACTGTGGGCGATTAAACCCACTGGATACCCTGCGTTGTATTAGCTGTCAATACTCTGAGTTTGAGCCCGTCCAGCTAGTTCCTAAGTGGCTGGAGGAGTTTGGGAGAGACTTTCAAAAAAGATGTATAGGAGGTAATCATGGCTATAGAGCGGAAAACAGTCGGGTTTGAAGTCAAGGAAGTTGACGAAGAGGAGGGGACTTTTATCGGTTATGCGGCCACGTTCTCGAAGATACCGGACAGTTATGGCGATATAATTGACCCCGGCGCTTTCAAGAAGACCCTCAAGGCTCAGAAGGGGCAGATAGTAAGCCTCTTCAACCATAGTATTATGGAGCCTATAGGTAAGCCCACGGAACTAGCCGAGGATGAAAAGGGGTTGCTGGTTAAAGCAAAGTTATCCCTCGGTGTCCAGCGGGCAAGGGAAACCCTTAGCCTGATGAAAGATGGTGTCATTACCCAAATGTCTATTGGCTATAATACCATAAAGGAAACCTGGATCGAGGGCATCCGGCACCTGCAGGAGGTCAAGCTTTACGACTGTTCGCCTGTGGTCTTTGCCGCTAATACCGAGGCGGTCATTATCGGTGTAAAGGAGATGGAACTTAAACCATATCCTAACGAGCACGCCTGCCGGCTGCGTAATCCTGATGACTTCCAGGAAGGCAGCTTCCGGAGAACCACCAGGGTATCAGACGGTAAGAAATACTCCGTTATCATGGGTAGGCTTGAAGGCGAGGATACTATGACCGAGCAAGCTTATCGTTACGATAGAGAAATCTGGGACGAGGACGACGCTAAGGTTCACTGCAAAGCCCATGACGGAACCTTTGAGGCCGCCAAAGAGGATACATTCAAGTGTGAGTGTATCGAGTGTGGGCATAAGCTTGAATCTAAGAAGCACTGTAGCGATATCGAATGCCCGAAATGTGGTGGCCCAGGGAAATCAGATGGGAAAAATCTTATCTTCGCTGACCAAGCCGAAGCGGTGCTTGCTGCCGTTACGGAATGGATTGACAGGACCAGGTCGCTTGCTGACTTGCGTCTGAAGGAAGGCAGGGTTTTATCAACCGCCAACAGGAAACGGCTTGCTAGTTTGCTGGAGGCACTGGGAACTATGGCCAAAGATATACAGGAATTATTGGAGGCCACTCAGCCTGAAGACGATGAGAAACTTGAATCACTCGCTTTGCTTGTCTCCGGACTTAAGGCTGAAAATGAAGGCTTCGATATCAAACGGGCCGAACAGCGTATCGAAGCTATACTTGGTCAACTAGGGAAATAAAACACAAGGAAGGTGAACACGATGGACCCAGAAGAGTTAAAGAAACTAACGGATCTAATTCAAGGTGCGGTTACGGAACTGCACCAAGCGGTGGAGCGCCAAGACGAAGAGATAAAGAAGTTCGGTGGTGTCACGGGCGAGACCAAGACGACTGTTGAGAAAATCAACACCGACATCACCGCGTTGATGGCAGCCAAGGACGAAATGGAAGTCAAGTTCCAGCGCCAAACCATACCCAGCGCTATCGCCGTTGCTGGCCCGGAAGCCGAGGCCAAAAAAGTCCACAAGGACGTTTTCTACAAGTATATCAGGCATGGTGATACGGCACTAAATCCTGACGAGCGGAAGGAGCTGGTAGAGGATAGCACCGGTCAGTACTTGATTGAGCCGGAATTGGATGCTGAGATCGTCCGCGAGCTGCCGAAAATCACCGTCATCCGAGGTCTGGCTACGGTGAGAACAATCGGTAAGGACCGCCTAAAGATGCGTAGCATCG